ATACTTGTAGAAATATTATTTCCTGTTGGTATTAAATTACTAAAAATTGTACCTGCAACCGCAAGATTACCAATATTTGCGTTACCTGTTACGCCAAGTGTAGTTCCAACTGTAATTGAATTATTAACAGTAATATTAGCTACAGTTGTGTTTCCACTAGTATTAACAGTAGTAAATTGTGCACTGTTTGGTGTTACATTACCAATTGGGGTATTCTGTATACCACCTGCTGCACTTAATGTTGTACCTGCGGTAATTGAATTATTGCTGGTTAATGCCGAACCGGTAATGTTACCGGTTGCGCTCACTGTGGTAAATTGAGCACTACTTGCTGTTACATTACCTATTGGTGTATTTTGTATTCCGCCTGCTGCACTTAAATTTTGGCCGATAGATAAAGAATTATTTACTGTAACATTTCCAGCAGTAATATTGCCAGTTACTCCTAATGTTGTACCAACTGTAGCACTAGCATTAATTGATAAATTATTGATAGATGCATTAGCTGTTACAGTTAAATTAGTTGTATTTGAATTATTTGCAAAAACATTTTTCCAATGATTTGATGTTGATCCTAAATCATATGTATTGCCGAATAGAGGATTCAACTGGCCATAACTATAGGTTATACCTGACCCAGGAATTAATCTTAAGTCAACTGTTCCAGATGGTGTTTGTATATCTGCTACTTTAAGAGTACTTGAGCTCGAATTTAATATTAAGGTGTCAGCAGCAGAATCATATGTAAATTTAGAATCTGACCCGAGCAATCCATTATTATTGAATGTAACTTGTCTATTAGAGCCTGGTGCCACTATAGGACCAGAAATGTTACCAACAACACCTAATGATCCCGTAACTGTCGCAGAAGTATTAACTGTCAACCCATTTACAGTTGCATTAGCAGGCGCAGATGTAATTGAATTTAATGTTATCCCTGCTGGCAAAGCAACTCTTACTGGCGCTTCAACCTATGTTGCTAATTCAAATGTGGAGGCAGCAGTTTTAACTATTTCAGTCGAAATCTTCCAAGCCAGAACAGCCGCTGGAGGAGCAATCGAAGGCGTAGATTTTAGCGTAACCCCTTACCGCCTATCTAAAAATCTACTTGCCAAGGTAACTGGCTTACTAGGGCCATACCTTGATGTTGAAACGATGGTTGGCTAATGCCAAGTATTGCCGAAGATGTTCGCGGTGCAATTAAAACCGCTTTAGCCTCTACCGCTGCCAATGTCTATGATCACGCGCCTGAAGCGCCAATTGTCCCAGCGATAGTTATTGTCCCTGACTCGCCCTATATGGAGCTAGAAGTCTTAGGCAAAGTTACAACCCGAGTTAAATTGAATTACACCATAACCGCTTGCGTTGCTTACTTTAGCAATCCTGCATCTCTGGATAATTTAGAGAAGCTAGTCCTTAGTATTCTTGGAGCACTAAACGCTTCCAAGTATGAGTTATCGACAGTCGAAAGGCCATCGATTACTACAGTCGGAACTACAAACCTGTTAGTTTCAGATATTCGCTTGAGCGTCCGCTACGAGCAAACCGCATAGGAGACCCAATGAGCACAACAATTATAACTGGGCGCGATGTGACCTTCACTCTCGATACGAAGCCATATGACGCTCAAACAACCTCAGCAGTATTAAGTGCTGAGACGATTATCGAGACCTATCAGACTCTTGATGGTCGCGCATATAAGTCAGTTGATAAGCAATGGACTTTCACAATTGAACTTCTACAGGACTGGGGCGCTAACCCTGCTTATGGTTCTCTATTTGAGTCAATGTGGAATAACGCTGAGCAAAACCCTAACACCACAGTTCAAGTAGTATTTACTGCTGCAACTGGCGCTGTATTTACTTTCAATGTATTACCTATCTTCCCAACCGCTGGAGGAGCTGCCCCAGGAGCTCTTACAGATACTTGGACTCTTACAGTAGTTGGACAACCTTCAGAGTCTTACACCTAATAGATCGGAGCATCGGGAGCTATGAAATTATCAATCACAATTGAATACAACGGAGGCGAAGTCGCCACCTATGTTGCTCAACCGCCAGAGTGGGCCAAGTGGGAAAAGACCACAGGCCACACAATCACAAAGGCGCAAGACAACATAGGAATTTGGGACTTAATGTTCTTGGCATATAACGCTTATAAGCGCGAAAGTGCTGGAAAGCCAGTCAAGTCCTTTGATGTCTGGATGGAAACTGTTGCCGATGTAAGGACTGGCAACGATGACCCAAAAGCCATCAGCCCGACAGCATAAGGCGGCTATTAGTCACAGTTGCCATTAAGACTGGAATCCCAATGCAATACTGGGATGACTGGGACGATGTAGCAACGGCAGTCGAGCTGATAAAGGAGATGAATAGCAATGGCTGAAGAAGTATCAGCATTTGACAGGACAGAGCTCCGTCAAGTCTATAAAGCCTTTACCTTGCTAGGTGACGAAGCTAAAGCCGAGGCTCGTCAAAGCTCCAACAACCTTGCTACCTATTTACAGTCTCAAATAGCTGCTACAGCTGCTACTCGTTCCAAGGGCCAAAAAGCCATTAACAGAATTGTTAGCGGATCTAAAGTAAGTAAGACCAGCACAACAGGCGAAATCCGTTACGGCTTTGCAAGTCAAAGATTTAGCGGTGGAGCAACTACGCAACAGCTTTGGGCTGGCTATGAATTCGGCTCTAATAAATTTAAGCAATTTCCTAGTTATTCTGGAAGAATGGGCAAGGGCTCTCGCGGTTGGTTTATCTATCCAACCCTACGCAAAGAGCAAAGAAATATAGTTAGCCAATGGACTGCTGCATTTAATAAAATATTAGATAAGTGGGGCATAAGTGGCATCTGATTCAAGAGCATTAACACTCAAGCTCCTAGCCGATACAGCCGACTTCCAAAAGAAGCTGGCAGCAGGATCTAAAGATATTGATTCGATTGGCGAAAGAGCTAAAGAATTTGGAGTAAAAGCTGCCGCTGCATTTGCAGCAGTTACAGCTGCGGCTGGTGCTTTTGCAATTAGTGCAATAAAAAATGCTGCGGAAGATGAGGCTGCTCAAAGAAAATTAGCCCTTACTATTGAAAATAGCACTAGTGCAAAACGCGAACAAATTGCAGCTGTTGAAGATTATATTACTAAGACTTCTTTGGCTGTTGGAGTTACCGATGATCAATTGCGCCCAGCATTTGCAAGACTAGTAAGAAGCACTAAAGATGTTGAGGAAGCAACAGAATTATTAAATTTAGCGTTAGACATAAGCGCAGCAACGGGAAAGCCTCTTGAAACTGTTTCAATGGCTTTGGGTAAAGCATACGATGGAAACGCAGCATCACTTGGTCGGTTAGGACTTGGCGTAGATGCAAATATATTAAAAAGCAAAGATTTCAATTTAATTTTCAAAGAGCTAACTGAAACCTTTGGCAATTTTGCTGAGAATGAGGCGTTAAGCACAGAAAAACAAATGGAGCGCGTCAAGATTGCTCTTGATGAAGCCAAGGAATCTATTGGGGCTGCGCTGCTGCCAGTAGTTCAGGAATTGACGGCTTGGATTTTAGATAATTTTATTCCAGCCCTAGAAGCATTTATCGCTGGCCTTACTGGCCAAGATAGCCTAGATGAAGCTTTAACTGATAGCCAGAAAACCGCCATAGAGTGGGGTAAGAAGGTTAGAGGATTTATAAACACAGTTATTGATTTGAAAGAAGAATTAGGTTTTCTTGCTGGTGTATTAGCAACAGTATTCGTAGTATCTAAAATAGCAGCTGGAGTTCAAGCAACTATCGCTCTTATTACTGGTTTAGTTGCCGCTTATAATGCTTTAAGAAATAGCGCAGTCGCCGCTGCAATTGCTTCTCGATTTGCCCTTAACCCACTTGCTGGGCTTGCCACTGGCGCAGCAGTAGTCGGGGCAATCATTGCAGCGGTTAAATTATTTGATAATCAAACTAAGACAGCTGGCTTGACTTATAATCAACAAAGGGAAGCTCAAATAGCGGCTGAATCAAGAGGTGATTTACCTACTGGTCGTATAACTGGTGGTGGAATCAACGGTGGAATCACTGGTGGAATTAGTTCAGGTGGTGTTGGCGCACCAACAAGCATTAGTAAGCCAACGCAAACTCTTATTGAGCAAGTCAGCGAAGCAAATTTTATTAAAAGAACAGCAGGCACTGGCTCATTTGATGTCGCTGGTTTTAGACGCGGCGAAGAAGCTGATAGAGTTACAATAAATATCAATGGCGCAATTGACCCAGCCTCAACAGCCAGACAAATAGCAGACTTGCTTAATAATGAGGCAGCGGTCTCAGGTTCATTTACTAGCTTAGGCGTAAGTAGATTCGCAACTAGGGCAGAATAATGTCTTGGACTATTGATCCAACAGTTACGATTAATGGAACTGATTACACTAGTGATTCACTAAATGGGGTAACAGTAAGCTCAGGTCGCAGCTCTATTTGGGATCAACCCAGATATGGTTATGCAACTATCAGAATTAAAAATGATAATAATTCTCCTTTAGCCATCCAATTGCAAGAGCCTGTAATTATCTCGGTTGATAACTTTACTGGCACACCTACGCAAGTTTTTGAAGGCAAAGTCTCTAGCATTTCTAACTCTGTTCAAGCTATAGGTTCAAATGCCAAGGTCATTATTCACACAGTAACAGCAGTAGGACCTTTGGCTGATATGTCTCGAGTCATCACCCATACAACTAGCTGGCCTAAAGAATATGACGATGACCGACTAGATAGAATTTTGACTGACTCTGGGGTTGCAATTGATGTAGTCGATACTCCTGGGGTTTATGAATTTACTTCGGCTCCAGCCAGCCCTACAGACACCTACACAGCTGCCGCCTACTACGCTGGAATGGCTTTTGGTTATATCTATGAGACCACAGCTGGCGAAGTGGGTTATGCCAATGAATCTAGACGCACAGTAGAAGCTGCTACTAACGGCTATTTCAATATCCCGACCAATGTCATTCTAGGCAATAGCATCCAGTCTGAAATTAATACCAATAACCTAATCAACGATGTGCTACTGGAATACAAGGCTAATGCCACAGTGACAGCAACTAGCGCCTCATCAATAGCCACCTTTGGCCTACGAGCCAGCGATATCATCACAGAGCTAGAGGATGGCACTGAGGCTCAGTTTCAAGCCGATAGATACATAACTCTACGCTCAACGCCTGAGACAGTCCTACAGAGCTTCACAGTCCAGCTCAATGCACCAGCGATTACTAGCACAGTCTTAAATGGCCTAATAGCGGTCTATATGGGCAAGCCTATCCAAGTCAGCGCTTTCCCCAATGGGATATTCAATGGCATATTTAGAGGGTTCGTTGAGGGATGGACTTTAAGCATTAGCCAGAACACAGCGACCCTAAATCTAAATGTCACTAAAAACACCCTAAGTATTACCCCAACTCGCTGGCAGGATGTTTCAGCGACTCTTATCTGGAACGATGTGGATCCTACGATAGAATGGAGCGACTTTGAATAGGGGACTAAATTGGCACTAAGCCCAAATTACAGCTGGCCCGAGCCAGATAATTCTGATTTCGTCAAAGATGGCGCAACAGATATTAGAGCCCTTGGCGATGCTATTGACTCAACTGTGTATTCAATTCAGTTAAATGTCGATGGCTTAATTCATCCTTTCCTATTGATGGGGGCATAAATGGCAACAACATATAAAATCCTTGGTCAGAGCGCACCAGCTGCAACTACTGAGGTTGATCTCTACACAGTTCCAGCGGCAACTGACGCGGTGATTTCAACTGTAACTGTATGCAATAGAGGCACAGCTAGCGGAACTTTTAGGGTTTATGTTTCCCCTGCAGGAGCTGCTACCGCTAACGCTAATTATTTAATTTACGATGCGTCATTAGATGCTAAAGGATTTTTGGCTTTAACACTTGGAATTACTCTGGCTGCAACTGATGAGCTTCGAGTTTATGCTTCAAGCACAGATTTTAGTTTTAACGCATTTGGAACGGAGCTTAGTTAATGTCCATTTCTAAATTTCCTCTTGGGCCATTTCGTAAAACTTTAGAGTTTACAAGCGGAACGACTGCTTGGGTCGCTCCTGCTGGTGTTTATGCGGTTGATCTTTTTCTCGTAGGTGGTGGCGGTGGTGGGGGTAATACTTACACAGCCAACACTCGCAATCACGGCGGCGGTGGTGGCGGCGGTGAAGTATTGGAAACTACTATCGCAGTCACTCCAGGAACTTCTTACAATGTCGTTATTGGCGGTGGCGGAGCTGGTGGTAGTGCCAACGCAGCCGCTAAAGGAACTAATGGAACTAACTCTACTTTTGGTTCTATCGCAACAGCTTTAGGTGGCGGTGGCGGTGGAGCCGCTGGATCAGTAGATGGTTTGGAAGGAGCTTGTGGCGGTGGCACTGGACTTACTGCAAACGTTGCAAGCGGTAATCGCGCTGGTGGCCCAGGTGGTGGGTTTGGTTCAACTTTAGTCGTAGGTGGAGCCGATAGCGGATCATTCAGCAGACTTGGTAAAGGATCAAAAGGCGGTTCTGGCGGCGGTTCTTACAATCCAGCAGATAACAACTTTTTTGCTGCGGCAGCTGGAGTTGGGTATAAGGGATTTGGCGGCGGTGGTGGTGGGGGAACTGAGACCGCGAGCAGAGTTATCCCTGGAGCTTCAGGTGGTGGCAATGGTGGAGCCGATAGCGCTGGTCAAAATGGAACTGCAAATACTGGTGGCGGGGGTGGTGGCGGTGGAAAT